ATGAGCACGGGCACATAGATCGTGTACGTCTTGCCCGCGCTCGTCGGCTTGTAGAGGACCGAGCTGTTAGCGACCCCGGGGTTCGTGAAGGTGAGCCCCAGGCGGCACCCCTGAAGCGGACGGTCCGCGGTGGGTACTACCTCTGGAGTATCGTCGTACTCGGCCGCGCCGACCAGGCCCCGGATCGGCATCCGGAAGTCGATCCGGGTCACGCGCGGGCCCTTGAGCGCCGGCGCGTTGCCGAGGTTGCCCTTCGTGATCAGGTTCCGGATCTCGTTCGGGTCGTTCGTCTCGCGGATCGAGGCGGCGTCCGCTTCGATGATGTCCGCGGCCAGGTAGGTGCCCGCCATCGGGTCGGTGCCCGACGTCGACTCCTCCCGCATGACGATTTGCTTCGTGATCGCGACGGCTGCAGCAAATTCGGGCATGGCTAGGCCACCTCCTTGGTGTCGCGGTAGCGGTACGTGACGAGCATGGTCAGCGTGATCTGCTGCGCAAAGTCCCCGGCCTCGTCGCCGTCATTGGTCACCCACTCGATGGGGTTCTCCCACCCGGAGCACAGGCGCTCGCCGCCAGCCCCGACCAGGCCGAGGTTCTTGGTCACCGTGGTCAGGAGATCGTCCTTGACGAGCTGCGCCCACTCCTGCGGCGTGCGGAGGCCCCCTTCGTCAAACGGAAAGGTCGCGTCGATCCGCACGCGCAGGAGCTGCTCGACATTCATCGACTGATTGATCGACGTGATGCTCGAGCGCGAGCCGCTGGCCTCGCGGAGGCGGATCCGCAGGAAGGACTTCAGCGTGCGCGGGGCCGTATGGCCCATCTCGACGAGCGGCGGGTCTACGGGGTAGTTCCCGCCCCAGGGGCGCACGCCCACCATCCCGGCGAGGATCTCGCTGACACGCACGAGGATCTGCAAACCCTTGGGGTCGGCCACGGCTAGCTGTCCCCGCCCGCCGCGACGCCGCGGCGCAGGAAGGCCACCTCGTGCTGCAGGTTCTTCTCGAGCGTGGCCAGGCCGAGCGTGTGCATCGCGTCGCGAATCGCCTTCTTGCCGGCCACCCTGGGGATCGACGGCCCACGGAGCTCGATGATCGGCAGGCGGCCGGCGCCTGGCTCCCGACGGAAGACGCCGCGGTGCCCGCTACGCATGGTGGCGAGGAACGCCTGATGGATCCGCCGCCGCTGCCCGCCGAGTGAGTAGCTCACGCCGCGGCCCTTGCCGCGCGAGGGCTCCGGCCCGGCTGGGCGCAGCTCGACGAGCGGGATCCGGGTCCCACTGATCCGGATGCGCCCGGCCAGACGGTTGAAGGTCGCCTTCGTGATGTCCATCCGCTCGGTGACCTGGCGCACGGGCACGCCAATGTCCTCGGCGACCTCGCGCGCGGCCGCCGCGCGGACCGTCGTGAGCGTGCGGTTGATCGCGCGCGTGACCGCGCGCGGCACGCCGTTCTTGACATTGGCCAGGGCCAGCGTCAGGGCACGGTCGTCAAGCTTGATGGTGAAGCCGACGGGCACTAGACGGGCTCCTTGTAGACCATCGCGCGCACCTCGTCGCCGTCTACCTCGGTGACCACGTCCACCACCCACCGGTCAATCGGCCCGCCGGCCACCTCGGGCGCGCGCACCACCGCGCCCTTGCGCAGCAGGGGGGCGTCGGCGCGCCTGAAGCAGATCAGCTTGTCCCACCGCCGGAAGATCGAGGGGTCGAGCTGCTCAGGGACCGGCATCGGAGGCGGCGGCTGCATCACCACGGTGATGGCCGCCGACTCCGGCCCCTGGGCGAACTCGGCGAAGGTGGGCAGGGCCACGGTCGCCGGGACGCCGAAGTGCTGAAAGAGCACGTCGAGGCTCGGCCGGGCGTCCGTCATGGCGAGCCCCTGGCCGAAGCGCTACGCGAGCGCGGCGCCGAGGTTCACACCGTGCAGGACGACGAACCCCGTCGCGGAGGGGTTGACCGCCACCCTCGCCGCCACCCCTGCCTTGAAATTGCCGGTCGTCACGGTGGTGAACCGCTTGTTCGTGTCGTCCCAGTTGACCTGTTGCCCCTCGGTCCATGCTTGAGCGCTGAGCTTCGCGTGCTCCACGACGCCGAGCCGGAGCCCCCGGAAGGGCAGGGTCTGCGCGACCGTCTCCGTCGCGATCACCAGCACGTCGCCGATCTTCACGCCGACACCGGCGGTCACCCCGCCGGTGGGCGCGATGAACTCGAGGATCTCGCCCGGCTGCACATAGCCCTTCATCGCGCTGCCTCCTTGTCATGGCCCGGGGTGACCCCGAGCAGGTCGTCGGCGCTAGGCGCCGGGGTTCTTGTAGAAGCCGCGCCAGTCGATCACCTTCGCGCCGACGTCGTGCCGGCACTTCACCTCGATGCCGTCGACCTTGAAGCCGACCTGCGTCTCGACCACCGGCCCATCCACCCCCTCAAGCATCGCGAGCTCGACCAGGTCGATCTGGTCGGCCGAGGCTGCCAAGTACCAGGAGACGGCCGAGGCGACATCGAGGCGAGGCTCCGCGACCACCGTCAGCCGGCCGCCGAAGGGGTTGACGTTGGACGACTGGCTCGCGAGCAGGTTCGTGCTCACGAACTGGTCGGCGATCGTCTCCTTGCCGGTCGGCACAATCAGGAGGCGCGGCACGAGGTTCAAGAACTGCACCGCGTCGACGCCCTTCTGCTGGCGCATCGCGGCCCGTGCGGCCCCGATCGGCGCGATGGCGATCGCGTCGGAGGTGCCCGAGAGGTTGCCATGGTTGGCGTGGAAGAGCGCGACGCCATCGCCCATGGTCGGGTTGCTGGTGATCTGCGCCCACACCAGGTCGGACTCGAGGTGCCGGGCTGACCGTCCGAAGAGGAGGGCGACGCGCGAGAAGGCGTCGGTGTCGTCGTTCACGAGGGCCTGGCGGGTGATGCCGAACACGCGCCCGTAAGTGGCGAGCTGGTACTGCTCCTTGGCTTCGCCGATCGTCCCGCTGGTGAACTCCCCATGCTGGTTCACCGCGGAGAGCGTCGGCGCCTCACCGAGCTGGTTCCGCTTCACCGGCTTGAAGTCGGGAATTGTCGTCCGCCGCACGATCGGGCCGAAGGTTTGCGGGGCTTCCATGTAGGCCGCCCGCAGCGTCTTGTTCGCGACGTCGGCCAAGAGGTTCGCGTAGTCGGATGTCGTGTGCAGGCCGGCCCGCTGGTTCAGGCCGAGCGCCAGGCCCGCGATCTCCATCTTCGACAGGCCGGTGGTCCGGACCCCGCGAGCCTGCAGGCAGATCTTCGCGGACTCGATCAGGGACAGGCCGCGGTAGTTCCGGCCGCTGTCGTCCAGCTTGAAGAGGCTCGGCGCGCACCGATGCAGCAGCGCATTCTCGAGGCCCCGCAGGACCGCGTCTTGCGGATCCACGCCGGGCACCATGACGATGCGCGGACCGCGCTCGTCGCCGGCGCGCTCGCGGACCCGCTCCAGCACCCGCTCGAGCGCGTCAACCTTCGGCACCCGCTCCTCGATCAGGGCCTGCATGAACGCCACCGGCATGTTCGCGTTGCGGCAGGCCTGCATGATCGACTGGACGCGGTCGCGCTCCTGCTCGACGCCGCGCTCGCGCTCGGCGTCGGCGACCTCCTCGGCGCTCGGCGGTGCGGGCGGCGCAGCGGGCGCCGGAGCTCCGGGGTCGAGGAGATCGGCGCGCTCATCGAGGTCGACGACCTCGGCGGGCTCGGTGGCGGGGACGGCAGCGGGGGCACGACGGCTCATGGGTGTCTCCTTCGCGTCGCGCGTGACGATCACGCACGGGTTGGTCGGGGTCTTCTCGCCGGCGGCGCGAATCTTGGCGCCGTCGTCGGCGCCCATCGGCACCGCAGAGATCTCGTAGGGCTCCCAGTCGATCGCGTGGCGCCGCGGCACGCCGCCAGGCCCGCCGGTCGTCTGCTCGTACGTGTAGACGCGATAGCCCACGCTGAGATTGCGGATGATCCGGTCCTGAACGTCCTGCCACACAGGCTCCACGTCGGCGCGCTTCGAGAAGCGCACGGTCGCCTCACCGCGCTTGCCATTCACCGTCGCGCTCTTGGGCTCGACGACGCCGATCACGTTGCGCAACGCGAGGGACATGTGCGAGTCGAGGACGGGCGCGCCGTTGTTGAGGCGGTCGATGCGCACGTGCTTCTCATCCAGCGACAGCGTCTCGATATACCGCTCATCGCGCAGCCAGTCGTAGCGCATCACGGGCGCGCCCACCGAGAACACGACGTCGACGGTCCGGGCCTCGCGGTCGATGCTGTCGGGTGCGACTTCGGCGCGGAACTCAAGCGCGGCCAGCTCCACCTGGGTCGTCGGCGGGGCGGCGGGCGCGCGGCGCTTCATGCGGGCCATGCTGCACGGCGGGCGCGCCGGCTGCATAGCCGTCAAAAAATTACGGGTACGGTTTCAGGAGGACTGGCGCAGCCGAAGTGGTGAATCTTGCGAGCGAAGCCAGCCCTTGCGACACAGCGCGTCGATGTGCGCCTGCATGCCGGCTCGGCTCAGGGAAAAGCGCCGCGCCAGGTAGGCCGCACGGCAATTCTCCCCCGTGGTCTGGCGGAAGCGGACGATCTCGGCGAGGATGGCGGCCTGCTTGCGGGTCAGCGCGGGATCGTCGGCCAGGGTGGCGCGACGGTCCTCGAGCTGGGCGTCAATCATCTGGCCAGGAGGTCGCCTTCGATTGCGGCAATGGCGGCGTCGCGGCCGTCACCGAAGCAGTGCCCGCAGCACGTGCCCCGCGGGGGACGCACGGCGCGCGCCCCAGCCAGGAGGTCCTCGAGCGTCTTCGCTGGTGTGGGGGTAGCGGGTGGACACGCCGCGGTCGCGCCGCCCGCCTGACGGTCCTGCAGGTCTCGGATCATGGCGGCGCTCCTTCGGCTCACCGGTGGCCGTTGCCGTTCAGCAGGAGGCGATCAGCGTCATCCATCTCAGCTGGCGCGTTCTTGGGCTGCTGCAGCGTCGTCGGCTGCCCCTGCTGCGACATGTGGCGCGGATCACTGTCGAGGATCACGCCCTTGGCGTCGAACTTCTTGTTCCATTCCTCGATCTCGTCGAGGACCTCATCGGGGTCATAGCCGCGCTCACGCACCATCTCGGCCCATGTCATGCCACCGATGCGGATCAGCCGCTGATAGGCGATGCCTTCCTTGTCGGGCTCGATCATCGGCATGGGGGGCGGCGTCCAGCGCGCTGCCGGCGCGTCCTGGACCTGCCCCACGATCGCCGCCGCCTGCATCGCCCAGGCCCAGGCGGGCGCGCAGAACTGCGGGATCAGCATCCCCCACCGCCACCCGTCGACGTCGGCCCAGTGCCGGATGCGCGACATGCGCGCCGCGGAGAAGGGCAGGTTCATGTAGTCGCCCGTCAGGTCCTCGTAGGTCACGCCGATGCCGGAGGCGATCGCGCGGAGCTGCGTCTGCGCATAGGGCGCGTGCTCCGACACGGTCGGCGGATCCACGACCGACACGCTGCGCCCCGGTGGCAGGTTCAGGATCATGCCGGGCCCGAGCGTGTCGACCTCCGGCTGCTCGCTCGCGGTGGTGCCGAGCGCCGGCGCGGACCCATCAATGTCGGTGGTCATGACCGCCAAGCACGCGGCGATCTTCTGCTTCATGAGGGCCGCGTCCTCGTACTCGTCGAAGTCCTTCATGCGCAGCGTCACCGCCGCGAACCACGGCACGCCGCGCACCTGCCCAGCGCGCCCTGGCTCGTACACGTGCAGGATCTCCGAAGCCGGGATGCGATCCGACACCCCGTAACCGCGCGCGTTCGTGAACTGTGCACCCGGGTGCTCGCGGAAGAGGCGATAGGCGACGCGCCGCCCGATCGCGTCGAACTCGACCCCCTGGATGATCCGGGCCCCTCCGGGCAGGCCAACCCCGTCAAGCGTCGTGTCGAGGTAGTCGGGCTCGAGGATCTGCAGCTGCATTGGGATCGGCAGTCCGTCCTCGAGCCGGCGCCACCGCCGGCGGACTAGGGCCTCGCCCGACTCGGCCACGGTGCGCATGACCTGCTTCTGCAGGCCCGCGAAGTCCTGGCGACCCTCGGCGTCACACGCCGGGGTGCCGGCCCAGGCCGCCCACGCCTCGAGCGCGCGCGTACGATTCGGGATCGTCCGCGGCAGCATGGCGGCGATCCCCCACCCGACGGTGTGCTCGACGATCGTCCGCAGCGCCCGCTTCGCATAGGCATTGTTCCGGACCAAGTCGCGGGCCACGCTCCGCAGATTGGCCAGGCCCTGCGCGCTCGCCGCGTTGGCATCGACACTGCTCCGGTTCCACCCCTGCGTGCGCCGGCCCGCCGCAGCCGCCTCGTAGTGGCGCGCCACGAGCTCGACGGCGGCGCGCGCCCGCATCCGACGGAGCGTCCACCGCGGCGCGACCGCTTCCGTCAGCCGATCGACCCAGTGCACGCTACGGCGCCCAGGCGAGGTCGTAGGCGCCGCACGCGCACACCGCCGCAGCACGCGGCGTCACGCAGGGATCATCCGCGCCCTCGGGCTGGTGCGAGAACTCCCCCGCCCCGGGGGTGACGTGGATCCGGGGGCGGGCGTCGTCGGCGACGGGCATCGGTGCATCGGCCATGGCTACACCCCCTTGTCGTGCGCGGCATACCGGGTCGTCTGTGCGCCGCTGACGATCTGCTCCATGCTGGCCAGCAGGGCGCGCATCTCCTCGAGGCTCTGGTAGGTCACCGTGCGGTCGGCATAGGCCACGGTCTGCACGCCGGAGGCGATCGCCGCCTTGAGCGTGTCGATCTCGGCCTGGGTCCAGGTCGGCATGGCTGGCCTGTATCGTGCGCATCACCGATTCTGTTTTTTCAAT